GTGTAGAACAATCAAAATATGTTGGCAGGGGTTCGGAAAAGATAACATTAGAATTTGAAGTTCCCAAATCATATGTGGAAAAGCATGCTCATAGACATGCTGTTACTGGGCAGATTTCGGGAAGTGGCATGGAGACTCTTTTTGAGGAAGGTTTGCCTGTAGAATTCTTAAAGAAGGTACATAAATGATAGCAGAATTAATATTAACTTCAATGCTTTCTATTGAAGAACCCAAGATGATTGTGGAGAAACCAAAGATTGAAGCTAGGAGGAGGGGGAAGCAGGATAAGCGTCGTCGTAAAGGCGGGAATGGACTGAGATAATGGCTGATTATTTTGATACAGGTGATTTAGGTGTAAAGGATTCTAGTCCCTTGAAAACTGGGGATACACGTAGAAAATATAATAGTCCCTGTGGAAAGGGATATAAAATGGTTAAAGGTAAATGTGTGAGGAATAAAAGTGGCTCAAAAACCAAATAAAAAAGTAGAACGCGTTCAGGCAATTTTCAATAAGGCTAATTCTGCATCCAGAGTGCAATGGGAGTATATTAATCAGAAGGGTTGTGATTTTTCTAATGATAATCAGTTAACCCATAAGGAAATAACTGATTTAGAAGAGCAGGGCATGCCTACATTTACTATTAATCGTATAGCACCTGTAGTGGAGATGCTTAGTTTTTATGCTACAGCTAACACTCCAAGATGGCAGGCTGTTGGAGCTAAGGGTAGTGATAGTGCCGTAGCCTCATTGTATGCTGATGTTGCTGAGTATATATGGTATAATTCTGATGGTGGAACTATATATTCTAATGCTATTAATGATGCTATTACTAAGAGTACCGGGTACATTCAGGTTGATGTCGATCCAGATAGTGATCGTGGAATGGGTGATGTAGTCTTAAAGCAACCAGAACCATTTGATATTTATGTTGACCCTAAGGCAAGAGATATCTTATTCAGGGATTCTGCATTTATGCTTATACGTAAATTGATCCCTAAGGCACATCTTAAAATTCTACATCCTGAACATAAGAACATTATTAATAAAATATCTACCGATAATAATACAGAATATATTTATTCTGAAAAGGCTGTAGATGAAATGAGGAAGGATTTCCATTACAAAGATATTTCAGAATCTGAGAGTGTGGATCCTGAAACTGGGGACCATGATAAGCTGATAGAATATTATGAATTATATGAGAAAATTAAAGCTTCTTTTATAAATATCTTCTATACTGTGCCTCCTGAACCAGAAGTTATAGAACAGATACAACAACAGGCCGCTCAAGAGATAGAATCAGCCCAGAAAGAATTCGCAGTTCAGCTAAAAGAGCAGGAAGTTCAGATGCAGGAAGCTGTAAAGGCGGGAGAAATGCTTCCGGAAAGATATAAATTGGAAATGGAAAATGCTCAGAAGATGATGAATGATCAGCTTGAAGCTATGCAGCAACAAATCCAGTCTCAATTGGTATCCATGGCATCTAAAGTGGAAAATAGAGTTGTAAGTGAAAAAGAATTTAAAGTGCTGCTTGAAAATAAGGATTTTGTAAGACAGCTACAGGATCAAGTACAATTTTTTGAAACACGCATACGTGTAACAAAGATTGCCGGAGATCAGTTGTTAAATGAAAGAGTTCTGCCTGAAAAGATACAGGATTATCCAATTATTCCATTTCATTATAAATGGACAGGAACTCCTTTTCCGATGTCTGCGGTAGCTCCTTTAGTTGGTAAACAGAGAGAGATGAATAAGTCTCATCAAATTATGGTACATAATGCTTCCCTTGGAAGTTCGCTACGGTGGATGCACGAGGAGGGCTCTATAGATATGGATTATTGGGAAAAATATTCAAGTTCTCCTGGTGCATTACTACCTATTAGACCTGGGTCAGAACCTCCAACTCCAGTAATGCCAGCTCCATTATCTAATGCATTTTTTACAGTTGTACAAGAGGGTAAAGCGGATATGGAATACCTGGCAGGTATTTATGGTGCAATGCAGGGAGATACTAGTCAGCAGCATGATACCTTTAGGGGTATGATGGCTATGGATGAATATGGTACTCGTCGTGTTAAATCCTGGCTTAAGAATGCAATAGAACCTGCATTAAAGCAATTAGGGCATGTAGTAAGGCAATATTCGCAATCAGTATATACGTCACATAAAGTCATGAATATCATTATGGATGATGAAATATCAAAGCAAAAACAAGTAGAAATTAACATACCAATTTATAGTGATAGGGGTGATATAATTGAAAAACATAATGATTATGCGGCTGCTAAATTTGATGTTCGTATTGTTGCCGGATCTACATTGCCTGTTAATAGATGGGCCTATTTGGATGAATTGAAAGAACTATATAAATTAGGCATTGTTGATGATATAGCAGTTTTAGGCGAAACAGATCTTAGAAATAAGGAGGATATTGCAAAGAGAAAAAGTATATATCAACAGATGTCTGCTCAAATTGGAGAATTGGAGGAAGGTATGAAAGATAAAGATGGAACTATTGAAACTCTTGAGCGACAACTAGTTCAGGCTGGTATTAAAGGTAAGGTAATGCAAGCTTCTGTTGAAATTAGTAAACAAAAGGAAGAATTGAAATCTGCACAACAGGATGAGAGTAACCAAACTCGTGCAGAACAGAAGTTTTATCAACGTAGTATTGCAGAAAACGCAAGGTTGGTAGGGAAAGAAACACAAATAGAAGCAAAGAATATGAAAAATAACTTGCAGAATGGGTCAAAGAAAGTGTAAGTTACGAAGTTTTATTCAATCAAATTAAACAAAATAGGGAGAAAAAATGGAAGAAATAAATGAGAGTAACTCTGCTGGTCAGGCTGATGCCTTTGATGCAGACTCTGCTCAGGATTTCTTTGAGGCACTAGAAACGGAAGTGAATAGTGCAATTGCAGACCCGAAAGTATCTGAGGAAACTCCACAGCAATCAAGCGGCCCTGTACAGGAAACCCGCAAAGTAAAAGCTGAGGCCCCTACAACAGATACCGATTGGGAGAAGAGGTATAAAGATTCATCTCGCGAAGCTCAGAAAATGAATTCTAAGCTAAAACAATTTGAACCGTTTGTGCCGTTATTGGACGCAATGAAGAATGATGGCGGACTTGTAGATCATGTTCGTGACTATCTTCAAAATGGTGGCAAGCCAAGTAAAACCATTAAGGAAAGGCTACAATTGGACGAAGATTTTATCTTTGATGCAAATGAGGCAGTTTCAGATCCAACTTCAGATTCGGCAAAGCTTTTTGAAGCCCATGTCAATACTGCTGTTAATCAGCGTGTAGGCAATATGATGGCTTCAGAGAGAAAGAAAAACGCTAAGATCACAACTGATCGTGCAAAAGCACAAGCGGCTGATGATTTTAAACAGCGTAATAATATGTCTGATGGAGATTTTACGGATATGATGGATAAGGCTAACAAAACCCCGATGACACTGGATGATATCTTTTATCTGGTGAATAAGGATAAAGTAGCCGCTAACGTGGCAAAGTCTACGAAAGAAGACATGCTGACACAGATGAAGACAGTTAGGGATATTCCTTCAAGTAATGCCGGAATTAATAGTGCCCCTGTGGATAAAAATCTTGATGATGAGATTTTTGATTCACTTAAGGGCTCTGATGGTGACTTAGAGAGTTTGTTTGGCAATTAATCTTTAGGGATTATCTGCCGGCAGGCATAATATGAAAGGATAATCCAAAATGACTGATTATTTTAATCTATCCAATTTGGGTGTTGCTGATAGTGGTTTTGATGGATCCAGTCTCGCGACTGGTGATATTCGGAGACGATACAATTTTGGTGATCGTGTCTCAGAACTAAATATCGCGCAGGACCCATTCTTTCGGTTATTGTCCAAGGCTTCAAAACAGTCTACGGACGATCCGAGCTTTAAGTTCGCTACCAAACGTGGAAGTTGGCATAAACGGTATGCATATGTTATATCAATAGGCACTGATGGTGCTAGTTGGACCAGCGATGGCTCAATTGATGCAGATGCTACTGGTACATATTGGCTTAAAATGGCTACAGACTATAAAAATTCTGGTAATATTCAGAATGTTTATGGTCAGTCCAACAATGAAATCAAAGTCGGTGATGTTGGTACACAACCACTTTTTTATGTTCCTGGTCAAGTTATCAAAGTTAATCTTTGTGATACTACGGCTGGAACAGCTCAAACAGACTATGCTCTGTTTAAAGTGGAAGGTGTTTCACAGCAGGATGCTTCGGCAGACCCTGCTACTGCAGCTACTGATTGTGATGCAACTATTCTTAGTGGAAAATGGGTTAGGACTTCTGCTAAGGTATTGTTGACAACTGTTGCTGGCGATTTTGCTGCTGATAGTGTTTATGCAAACAGTGCTGAAGCTCTTGAAGCTAAGCGCTCCTACGTAGTTGGTAGTGGATTCGAAGAAGGTTCAGGCTATCCAGAAACCTGGAAAGACCAACCTTATTCAAATGACTATGGACAAACCCAAATCTGGAAGACATCCATGGCAATGACAAATACAGCACGTGCAACTTCATTGAAGTATGACTCCAATGAATGGGCTCGTGTATGGAAAGAGAAGTTGATTGAACATAAATGGGACATAGAGCAATCTCTCCTGTTTGGTTCACAGGCTTCTAGTGGTGACGTTAAATATACACAGGGTGCAGTTGACTGGATTCTTGGAAATGGTAACATTTTCAGTGGATTTAGTACAACATCTTACACTGCTGATAGTTTCTTAGACGATCTATCTGCATGGTTGGACCCTCGGTACAACCCATCTCAAGCTAATGTATTCTTCTGTGATACTGCTACTTGGAATTGGCTGCACAAACTTGGTGGTTACTTCAAGAATAATCTTGAAATTTCTACTAACTTCCGTGCTGACATGGCTCTTAGTGGCAAAAAGAAAGTCTTTGGCGTTGATATGAGTACTATTACTACTCCTTATGGCGACATGAATGTAGTTCGTAACATCCATCTGGATGGAAGCGAAATTGCTATTGTTGGCGTTAATATGAAGTACGTAAAGTATCGTCCACTTGTAGGTAACGGTATCAACCGTGACACTTCAGTGTATGTTGGCGTGCAAACTTTAGAAAATAGTGGTATTGACCGCAGAGTTGATCTCATTCTTACCGAAGCTGGTATGCAATGGGAAATGCCTGAGTGTCATGCTATCTGGAAAGCATAAGGAGGTAAATCATGGCGAATATAGCAAATCAAACAACAATTGATCAAGCTGAACCGGTAATGGTTGGCTCTGAAGCTTTCAGTAGCGGATTACGCGCGGCTGGTGCTCTGGTAAAGGTGTATAAGTATACAGGTGATATGCCTGTAGATGGTACGCCCTGTGCTGATGGTTCTATCGTAGTAGACGATGGTATACCAGCATATAATATACCTTTCCTAACTATTGTTAAAAATACAGGAGCTCTAGCATTTCAAAGTAATGCTGCTCTCCTGGAGCAAGAAACATCAGACTTACACTTGACCACTACATTAAGTGGTTTAGCTGTTGGAGCCAGTGTAGCAACACTGATTAAGGGTGAAGGCACATCTGTTTACAATGTCCCAAAGGATATTTTAAATGAAGATGCTGACCTTGAAAGTAGTGGTGCAGTACAATCTGGTGGAATAACAATATGGTTATATTGTTATGATGTTTCTAGTGTAATGAATAAGATTTAGGAGGGTTAAGCTATGGCAAAATATTGGGTAGCTAATAATCCTAACTCTGAAGTCAATGATACTAAAGCGCAGAAGCTTGCTGAATTATCAGCAACCACTGCAACTTTAGCTGAACTGGATAGCGTCGCTGGTAGTGCTGCAACTGCAGCAGAACGAGATCAGCGTTGTGTTAATGCGACAATACAGGATGTATCAACAGCTGGACAGATCTATGTTGTAGCCCCTTGGGCTGGAACATTGATAAAGGTTTATAGTGTCTTAAATGGCGCTATAACAGGTGCTGATGCTGTATTGACTGTTAAAAATGATGGTGGTTCCTCTGCAGGGACTATCACCATTGCTAACGCAGCTAGCGCAGCTGGAGACCTTGATTCCCTAGAACCTGCAAGCAATAATACATTTGCTGCAGGTGAAAAGATAGAGGTTGAAACTGATGGCGGTTCTACTGGTGCAGTACAGGTTGATTTAACTTTAGTATTTGACATTACTTAAGTTAATCATTGATTGATAATAAGGTTAAGCCCGTTTGCAGTGAGATTTTCTCTCCCCGCAGGCGGGCAAGACCTTAACTTAAAGGGGGATAAAGATATTAAGAAAGAAGAAAAGAAGAAGGTTGTAAAGGAAGATGATACAATAAAGAAGTTAGTGGCCCTTTATGACCATCTTAATTATAGGGTAGCAATCTTAGAAGAGACTGCTAGTGATAACGATAGAAAAATAGATCAGGTCGCTAAAAGGCTTGGATTATAGGATATAAATGGCAACATTTCAAGCACAGGTAGAGGGTATAACATCCCTCTCAGTGGGTACAACACCTACAACTGCCGAACTAACACAGTTCTTGGTTGATGGTGTGAAGGAAGTGGTGAATCGTATCATGAAGTATGATCCGTCAAAGGC